TGAGGTCATCCCAAGCAATAATGTGCTTGTTCCTGCACACGCAGATACAAGAACACTATCTGTTTTTAAGTATTGGTCTTCCTGATTCGTCTAGTCCAACAAGCAATTTATCCATTCCAATGTAGATAGCGTGTTGCAACTCACAGGACTTACAAACCAAATACGGTCCTTGTTGCCGCCAACTATGTTGTTCGTTCGGCTTAAAGACAAACGCAGGTCGGTTAAAATCCAGCGTCTCAGACTCTGGTATTATTTCAATGTTCTCATCACTCGTTTTTTGCACAGGCCTCCGAAGCGTCTGCCACCTTATTAAGCAGCCTTTCAATCGCCTCTTGTGCCAAGCTAACTACCACGGCGTTTCGTCCTATTTCGTCCAAAGGCAGTCCTTGGGAAATAGCCAGTTTGTTTATACCACCTAACTCTGAGGTGGCGCTTATTGCGATGTCCTTAAAAATCTTCCACCCAGCGGTTTGAGACATTGCGTGCAAAGCCAATTCTTCCTCGGTCAAAGCCTCGTTTCCTCCAGTTTTTGCTAACGACGGGACATTCACAAAAAAATCGGGTTTAATGGCGACTTTTACTGTCATAAAACCCCCCCCTGCGGTTGTTGTGCCGTCCCCATCTCGGGCGGCGTTGCGTTCATATTCTGCCCCTGTTGCATTTGTGCTAAAACATTTTGGAAAATTTGAGCGTCACTGCTTAGAACGGTCTGGTCTTTCTCCTCCTCGGTCTTTTCGACAAGAATTTTATCCCAATCCTGAATGCCGGAGCTTGCAATCACTTTCTTGAAAAGCTCGCCGAACTTCAATATATAACCCTCTTTATCCAAATCCGCCACCAAAGTATTTCCATTTGGTGTCTGAGAGCTCTTATACAGCGTTATGAGTGAAGACAGGTTGTCCTGTTGCACTTTTTGGTCCGCAGCAAACGTAGACCCAGATACGATCTCGTAATCATAGAGGTTGGAACCGGATCCTTTCTTACTTATAACCAGTTTTCCACTCTCCTTGTCATACATCTCCTCAATCTCCGGGTAACTCCTTGCAATCTCTGCGATTTCCTCCTCAAACATCCTTATAGCAACAGACGACGGTTGCTTCTTGGATACGAGGTTTACCATCTTTTTCATCACGGAGGTCAAAAATCTCTCCATATAGAACCTGTCTGCGGCATCTCTTGTATTTTCCCGTGCCTGTTGCATTTGCAACGCCTGTGGAGTCCTACCATAACCCGCGTCGGTTTCCTTGGTTACTGTTGTATCCGATGTACCAAATAGATTGAGGATTGAAGCGTTGGCTGTCTGGAGTGTGTTATTAAACGTAGAAATACCTTGCGGAGATAGATTGATAGTCCTGACGGCATTGTCTATCTGCCCCCTAACTAACCACTTCTCGGCCGCACCCCACTTGATAGAACTCATTGCAGCGATGTTGTCCTTGTTTATCAGTGCGGGCGGAAAGATAGACATTTTTACCCCATCTAAGTACAGATTCCACACAGCATTGATGGTCTTTTGCATAGACTCTCCCCGTTCCATATCCCCCATGCCAGATATATCATCAAGCAGGGGCATGGAATACTTACGAACGATAGGCAATTCCCCATTCTTGTGTGGGTTTTCGATGTCCCTAAACTCCATGTCCGCATCAACGCAAAAATCGACCCATCTATCCCCCTCGAATTGAGTTAAAACCTCAAAAAACCCCATGCCTTTAGCCGTCGAAGTATTGGGATATTGTGTTTCCCCACGCTTAGATTGGTCTTCGGAGGTACGGTTTTGTTTGGAACCAGATTTATCCTTTAATCTACCCACAATACTAGAAATGTTTTTGAAACCATCCTTCTTACCCAATCGTTCAAAATAAGATAGGGGTTGCCACGTTCTTACGATAACAAAATCACTATCCTCGAGAGAAACAGCCCCCGCCTGGGGAAACACGTCACGAACATTTAATAGCCATATGTCTGGACCAGCATACCCGTTTGAGCGTACGTCCCAATCCACGAGAACATCGAACGCTCCGTAGACATTAGAATACATATCGACCATCCTTAGCTTAGTTAAAAAATCGAACTGAGCGTTGGCATTTGGAACGACGTACTTATCTAAGATCAAATTCTTCAACCTGGCATCTCCTAGGTCATTCTTAGAAATGCCCCTCACCTTACCGACGGGAAGTTGTGCCATAACTCTGTGGGCACGCTCTATTATGAGTGTTGATAGACGGTGGTCGAAAATCTGAGATTTAGTTCTACTAGATACAGTGTCGTTTAACCTGCCGTGAAAAAGATCTTCCATACTGTCCCAAACCTCTCTTTTAGTAGAAAGGTTATCATAGGACGCTTGAAATCTCGATTTAATCTCGTTTATAATTGTGCTCATAAGAACAAAAAAAGACGAGCACATAATATAGCTCGTCTTAATATACATTTCAGTATTTTCGACTCAAGGTAATTATACAACCGACGTCATTCTGTGTCAATACGCGTTCCGGAATAACGCCTTCTGCGGTTTTTTACTATGTTGAGCGTTTCCGACACTACGACACCGTTTTTTACTTCAAAGTTGAAGGTTATTTGCCCAAAGGGGGTTGTCTGTACTTCTCGTTCAAGAATGACGTGAAACAGTAAGTTCTTACTTAATAGTTGTGCCAGTGGGGTGGTATTTATCTGTTGCATATTTCTTTCGTACATCCACGTACTCCACAAACGAAACATCTACAATATTTCCGCCATTAATCCTAAGGGTAAAGGTAATCTGACCAGTATTCTTTTCCGCGATACTTGCTTCAATATCTGCGTGTGCGGGAACATTCGACTCCCTTATGATTAGATCATAGTTCATTTAATAAAGCCCCTCCTTAGAAAACATTACCGTATCGTCGGGCGGCACGTCCCAATCATAACTAACCTCGGGCTGTTCGGTCTGAAACAACTGCCACGCAATAGCGTGTGCGAAGATTAAGTCGTCGTGCGCGTTAATCTCGGCCGCCGGGCGACCGTTCGGGGTTATGATGAAACTCAAGTGTTCTTTTATAGTTTCCCTATCGTAAATAGTTACCAACCTTCCATCCACAGCCTGCTTCCAATCACCGAGTAAAATTGGGCGAGTAGCCGCATTTGTCTGATACCCGTACTTCCCCGTAGGCTCGGACTCTACCCTTCCTACGGATTTCATAACATATAAACGATATTTATTTAATCTATTCAACACGGAAAGGCGTTCCATCTCAGAAGCCCCCCCGTTATTAGACTCAAAGGCCACCACCGGGGGAACACCTGTAACGTCAAAAATCCTCTCAAGAATAGGAAATATTGCCGCAGTCATCTGTGCCGCAACACCGCGGGAGTGGTAAATCAGAGGAATATCTAGACTGCTCTTGGAAAGAAAAGCGCACGCACCGTAATCAGCACCCCCCTGAGAACAATCCCCACCTACGAGGATAAACTCCCCCTGTTTTAAGGGACGAAATTGCCTAAAGATATATAGCCCCCTCCTTTGTAGGTTCGCGTACCCCCGCAAGTAGGGTACTTAAAACATCGGTATCAAAAAAACACTGGCCGGTAGTCAAAAATGCCTGTTCAGCCGTTTCTGGGTACTCCTGCACATACAGCCTTCCCAACTCCCTTTTTCTTTGCTCCAAAAACTCTTGGGGGTAAAAACTAGACGCACTAAAAAACAGCGGGTTGAAACCCGTCTCACCGCGCACAGAATCGTCCCAAAACTCCTTGAATTCGTTATACCCGTTCGCCGTGGTCTCTATGACCACCCTACCGTCCGGTCTAACGGCTTGCAAAGCTCCAGCCATCAATCTTCCAAAATGCTTAAAGAATGCTGCCTCGCTCATGTGTAAATTCTTTATAGTCTTGGAACGCCCAAAGTCCGTGTTCTCGGCAGTTCCTATTTGGTATTTGGAATTTATGGCCTCGTTTACTAGCTCGTACTTAGAATTATACTTTAATGGTATTTTAAAACCATTCTTTTCCTCGTAACTTTTGAGCGAAAACTTAACCCGATCTAACAACCCCTCAGCATTATCTGATATATCCGCAAGAACCACCGAGTATGAGTTTGGGTCGAGTATAAAATCTGTTGTAAATATCCCCCCGACGAGAGAACTAAAACCTTCCTGACGGGCTTTTAGTACTATATCTCTCCCGGTTGCCTGTTTCACAAACTGCTGTTGTGGAAGATTGAGAAAGAAAGACACCGCCTCACCCTGTTTATTCACAATCTCGAACTGTTCCTCTATAAATCGTTGATATTTTTCAAATACCATACTCAGATTTTTGTTTCTGGATTATATTCGCGATATTCACCTGTACGCCGAGAGCGTCTGTCTCTACCCCTAGCAGTTTTCCCAACTTGTCGTGATAGGGTTTTATGGTCTTATAATCAGGCTCTCGTTCACCTGTAAAATCGTTCCACTTCTCGGCATCAATAGCGTTTCTTAGCACCGCGAAATATTTCTCATGGTCCAACCCATATGCCGCCGCAACAGCCGCCACCGGGATTTTGGATAACATTCTGCTTCCGTTTACCTGCGCAGTAACATCCAAGCAGTCTGGGTGGAGCTCCTTATAAGTCTTTGTGGCATTCCGGTCGTTTTCCAACCACTTTAGGAAAAATACTAACCGCTCCTTTGAACCAAGCACGTTCTCTAGTTCTTCTAATGAAGGCAGATTTTCTTTCACAGAATCCATATGTTTGTTAATTATACCACCATATAAAGTATGTAGTTTTGGATTACGACAAGAAGGTTTACTAGCGTGAATATTCTTACCGCCGGACGCCCTAGCTTGAACCTTTTAAGCACGAAGTAAGCAAGCATAGATAGCGTCAGATTAAGCACGACGAATTGCCCGTAGGTCAGGCTCTCAAGAAGTCCCCGGTTGAAAGGAATACCCTCGACGGACGTACCCCACTTCGTTACGTTTAGGTACGTTGAGTGTAAATCTAAAAGTCTTGTTAAGAAAAATATCATAGAATCATATAAATAAATATAAACACGGCAAACAAAAACCCACAACCTATTGCTATCGCCGTAACATCTTGTTCTGGGTTGATCGTGGTTACTTCGTCCGGTTCGGCGAAGAATTCTTGTAGCGAAAACCAAATTTCTTTCCAAAACTTATTTTTTATTCTCATCGGGGTCTCCTCTTATCTCTTTCCAAGGAAAATCAGGCACAGAGTGTCCGTGAGTCCAATTCATAAATATTGCACTATTACATTCTGACTCCCACTCATCGCATCTTTTATCAAGAACTCTTATAGTTCCGTCATTATACTCAACTGTTACTTTTATTAGTTTCTTTACTTTCTTTCTCATTCCCCCTTACCCCCCTTAGTCTGTGATAAAAGTTTCTTCAATCTTTTTTTACGGTCTTTTACTAATAACAATAAATCCTGTTCCAAGTTTTTTATATTCTCTAATCTTTCAACCCTACCAACGGTATCCAACATATCTGCTGGTGTTCCCCATTGTTTATCTATCTCTTTGATTAAGATGTCTACTGCACCTATGTCTTTTGTTAGTTTCTTACTCATCTCTTACCCCCTTTAGTTTGTGATAGGTATTCGTTTTGTACTTTTAACGCACCTATCTTATCTAGTATGAACATTGAGTTAGCTACCGCATCACTAACAAACCTGTAAACATCTCTTTTATACTCGTGATACCACCTTTCGTCTGAATAATGCCTATGTAGTTCTTCACAAACAAGTGCTTTTACATTTGCCCAAACTTGATACAAAACAGGTCTAATAAATACATTTTCAATTCCATTAGTTTTCAATATAAGTTTCTCATCTACCCACTTTATATATTCAGACCTCACCGCTTCTTCTCTTTCCTTTTGTAACTTAGACTCAAACCAAGCCCAAACCTTTTCACTATCGTGAGCAACCCAATCGTCCGTGTCTTCAAAAGGTTTAGTGAATAAATCCTCATATTCTTTCTTTATTTCCTCTATCTTTTCATCTAGTTTCATTTCTTACCTCTTTTGGTTTGTGATAGGTAGGTTTCCACCCCTTCCACATAATCATTAAAATCGTCTGGATTGGCATACCTTATATAATCCCACACAGCTTCTTCTCTTTCCTTTTGTATGAGGGTGACGAGGGCTTCAACCTTATTTTTATGGTACTTCCCATCCCCATTGTTAACTATAATGGCTATCTTTTCTTTGATTGTTAGTCCGTCTATTCTTTTCATTTTTTCCCTTTCTTTAACTTGCCGTAAAATCTCCACAGCTCCTTAAACCAATAAGATAGGTAGTAAGCGAGGGTCTCGTCCACCTCGGTAGCACTTCGCATAAGACAGGCTCCTACGCCGTTCCTATCCGTAATCATCCCCACAAGGTGGATAACTTCGTGCAATAACGCATAAAAATCCAAGGGGTTTGATATATAAACCCAAAAGGCTTTACCTTCTTCACGACGACAAAAACCCTTCACGCCTTCGGAAATCTTATAATCAGATTTCTCTTTCTTCAACCACTTGTTTATTTCATCCTTTGTTCCCGACAGAGCAACTACGTCTACAACGAACACCTTGTCAAAAAATCTTTTTGTCTTCATTCTGTCTCCTTTTGTTTGGTTTTGAGGGCTACACTACTTAATTTCATAGAAAAACTCTTTGATACCGCCCATAACCAACTTAAATGTTTTCTGACTAACACCTTTGGTTCGCAAATACCTTTCAAGTAAATTAAGGCTAAAACCTGCTCTTGTTAGTGCGTCCAAGCCGTCTTTTAAGGACTGTAATTTTTGGTCTAAATCGGCAATTTTATACTCCTCTTTGACAACAACAGCTTTTATGCCGTTAGAGTTTCCGCTTCTCAAACTATTTAGGACTCTATTACCTGTTTCGGTATCAATCTCACAACTGTTTAGGAGCTGTGGGATATCGTATTCTTCTATATCTAAAACTAATCGTTTCATATAAACCTTTCATTTAATTTATTACTTTTATCGGACTCCCTGCTATCTTTGGTGGGTTTGAGATAAGGCTGGAAGAAATCAAATATCTCTTCTTTTTTTTCTTCGGACAAGTAGTCCGCGTATTCTTCGCCGTGACGAACTGTTGTACCGATATCTATCTCTTTTTCCATAAATGTCTTTTTGATACGTTCCACGCCCACGCTCTGTGGGTCCCTTACATCTATCTGTGAGTTGTTAGGTTTAACCTTACTGTTGTACTTTTTCATCATAATCCTCCAAGAAGAAATCAAATACTTCATTAGGTGTTCCGTACACTTTGAAACTGCCTTCCTCTGTGAATCGTTCCCTAAAAGCCTTCTTTTTTCTCGTAATTGAAAGATATGCTAGGTTCTTTATGAGAGTAGAAAGCTCCCTTTCGGCTCTTGCAAAGTTAAATCCGTTGTACTCACTATCAAAACAGGCTCTTAGTATTTCTTCTATTAAACCTTCAGGGCTGTCGGGTCTAATAACGGGTTCAATAGGTCGGTTATGCTTTTTCGTTACCTTATTCGTTACCCCGCCGACGTTTTGGTCAGGTCTTCCAAAAGACTTTTCTATCTCTTCTTCGTGGGTTTTCTTGAAACCCTCCGATTCAACTACTTCCCTTACCGTTTCGGTTAAGTCGGGCTGAAACCACTTAAATATCTTCCTATCGTACTTGCCCTCTTTGAACTTCTTGAGGTCGTAGCAGTTGTCTGCCAAGAACTCTTTGAAATCACTAAATCTTTGGTCGGGTTTACTAACACCCCCGTTACCGGGAATCGCCTTATTTTTACCCGTTGCCGGGAATCCCGGTGTTTCCTCATATAAAGATACGAGTTCGTCAACCGCCCTGTCTGAATAACCTAGTTCTTTCAAGTGAGTCGGTCTTACTGCGTCATCGTGAACTTTTTGCAGTATCTCCTCTACCTTCTGTCTATATTCTTGTTTGGTCATATTTTATTAAAACTCCTTATCATGTTAAATAAGTCTATCTTTTCGGTTTTAGTGCCGTTTAGCTCGTTTATAACTTCAAACACCTCTGAATCGTATTTCTTAGGATTTACCTCGCCCTCAATATCATAATACTTGCCACCAAGTCTAAGCAAACAGTGTTCTGATGTACACACAATATCCCCACCATAAATGGTTCGTAGGATATTGGCAAAATACCAACAACTTCCGTTCTTGTAAATGTGTTCAGAGCCAACAAAACTATCCCTTATTGCTCTTATCGTTACCTCTATTTCCTTCTCTTGTTTGGTCATAGGTTCTCCTTATAAAATTCTTTAGGGTCTATTGTTGTTATTCCGTTCCCGTACATAATGGCGTTTTGTACCGACTCCAGCCAAGCGTTCACATCTTTAGGTCTTATCCAATGTGCGAGTTTAATCAATTTGTTAGCCACCCACACCCTAAGTCTAATAGTTAATAGTTTCATCTTCCCCTCACTTTCCTTAGTAGTTCGGGGTTTTCGTAGATGTTGCCGATTATTTCTAGCTTGTTTATGTTCGGATACCCAAAGATGTTACTGATTTTTTCCTCTCCATCCCCGTACCACTTGTCGTAGGCCTGTTCTTTCCACTTTTCAACATAGTAATGTTCAAATATTTGTTTTAGATATACCCCGCAACCGTGTTCGTGGTCCTCATAACCTTCGTGGTTGTCAAAAAATCCTATCTGCACTTCATAAGTACTGTAACTAGCAGGATAGGTATCTTTTAGAATATCCCCCTCGTAAATCTCCTTACCGTTTTTGTCTTTAAGTCCTGTGTATTGATTTAGTTCGCAGTTATCCAAATCTATTGTGTTTGAATCTGTCAAAGTACCGTTTCCGAATACAGCAAAATAATCGGGACTTAACCACTTTTTACCCCCCTTATCCCAAGCACGAAACTTTATCTCTCTCATATTTTTCCTTCCCGAACTTTCCTTAGTTCGTTCAAACCAAATAACTTACTGCTTGTGGCTTCTTTGATTATTTGTATTGCTGTTTCTTCTGACATCTTAGCTCCTTTAACCTTAAATACTCATCTTCACAAGGCTTACCGCCTATCCGGCGGAATCCATACTCTGCAAAGCTCTCGTAGTTTTCTATCCCACAAGCTAGTGCATACAAAGCGATGTCGGTCCATATCTTTTCAATCTCTTTATCTATCTTCTTCGCTACGCGTTCCGCGTGTTGTTCAGTATTTCTAGCGTGTATATATTCCTGTTGTATCGGTTGTTGGAACATAAGCCCTCTTATCTGCAAACCAACCCCTACCCCCCTGCCTCATTGCTATGTAAGCGCATTCGTGTGAACAATACTTTCTACCTCGTACTACCTCATTTGTCTGGCATTGTGGGCAGATCATGGGTTAGTCCGCAACTCTCCTGTTTTCCACCGGGGAGTATTCCCTCTGTCTGACAACTTTCCACGTTCCTTTATCCACTTGTATTGTTTTATGCTCCTCGTGGACCAATTCCGTAGGCTTGTCGAGATTTACGAACATTTCGTCATCTGTGCCATAAACACTTAATGTGGGGGTGTTTAAGCGGTGGGCGTGTCCTGTAGTTTCCCCACGAACCAAAATGTTGTCCTTTCGTTTCTTTAACCCTTTGGGCAAATTTGATACTGATTCAAGTAAAACATCACCTTGTCTTAGAATAGACATTTCAAGCCTCCTGTTCCGGCAGGTACTTATCAGCATCTAGCTGAAATGACCACGCCACTGCCTCCCTGCAGGTCTTAACTGTAGGAGGAACTCTCAAAAAATATATACGTTCTGTTGATGTATCTTTCATCTGGAGAAGTCTTAACTCCTCCCCATCAACTTGCTCAAAAATACGATGTAATTTGTAATCCGCCCAAGTGTCTATCGTTGCGGGTTTGAACCATTCCATAAACTTGTCGTAGCCGACCTTTTCAACCAAACACCTTTTGATTTCTTGGTTTTCTTCCTTTAACCAAACCTCTTTAGTTATCTGTTCTTTGGGTGTTGTTATCACATATTCTGGTACTTTTGTTCCGTGCCACGCATAAAACCCCCAACCATCTCGGTACTCCATACATTTTTGTACTTCGTTGTGAAGTTTTCCGTTTTCATCAAGGGTTAGAAGTTTTGGTTTTCTTACAAGAACAGCCTCTTTAGAATATAAGTGGTAGCCAGATACTAATTGATTTGTTCTATCTAGCCATCTTAAATTATTGGGTTCTAACACCTCGTTGAAAAACCCATAAAAGGACAGAAGATCCGCATTGTAATAGGCCCCAACGCTGGCCCAAACGCTGGCCCCAACGCTGGCCCTAACGCTGGCCCAAACGCTGTCCCAAACGCTGTCCCTAACGCTGGCCCAAACGCTGGCCCTAACGCTGGCCCAAACGCTGTCCCAAACGCTGTCCCTAACGCTGGCCCTAACGCTGGCCCAAACGCTGTCCCAAACGCTGTCCCTAACGCTGGCCCCAACGCTGGCCCCAACGCTGGCCCCGCGCAGATATTTCATTCCCTCGCTAGGCGAGTCTACCCAAGTTATTTTTATACTTTCTTTAAGACCGGCTACTTTGTAGGCTTCTCGAAGATTGTATTCAGCTTCTTTTTCAGTATCGGGGGTTGAAATCGTATTTAACTGAATCGCAATACGTTCTTTAGCAAACTCGCACATCCTGTCTATTTGGGCGTCTGTGAGTTTAGTTAGTTTTTTCATTTTTGTCCTCCAGATCTAGTATAACTTAGTTGCCTATCTTGTCAACACCCCCAGGAGACATTGTTATCCCCGCCCCTCGCCGTACTAATCTTCTACGCTGACGCATCTTTAACCTCTCTATCCGGGCAAATTCCCCGTCTTTTCTTCTTTTACGCATATAAAGCTTGTTGTAGCACTTTTTGCAAAGTCCCGACTTACTGTAGTTACTTACTAAAGTTCGGCACTTTGGGCATCTTCGGTCTCCACACATATAAAAGTCTATCGCTTTACCGGCGACCATCCTTATGGCCGGGAAGTATGAAGGATCCTCGCCCATCCTTTCCAGGTGTTCTTTTAAGTTTTCAAGCGCTTTTGCTTTTCTTATGAGGTATGACGGCATATTTTTTATACCCCGCACAGCCCAGCACCTGCCGGGCTGCCGTTCGGCGACGAAACACTAGGGCCTAGAAGTAGGGGGCAATAGAATGTGCCCAAGAGTAAAAATCACCCCCTACTTTTAAGTTCTAGGTCAGTTGTTTTCATAACAACCCTTAAATTCTTCTTTATAAAAATCCCGTATTCTTTCGTAGTCTTCCTTCGTATATTCTTTTGTTGTGTGCCTTAGTTGCTTGAGCGCCTCAACTTTCTTTGACCCGTAAAGTTCAACCATCTTTGTTTCGTAAGCTTCTTTGTTGCCGTGTTTAAAAAGGTTGCACTGCCTACACTGTAAGTGAACCAGTTCTTCTTCAAACAAAACTGCATTTCCTCTCCCATCTATAAAGTGGCCTGCCTGACCCCCATACAAAGTAAATAGTGGTGTTACCCGCCCACAAGTAAAACACTTGCCCGTTTCCTTGGAACCCATACTTATAAGACCGTCCCTTAAACGAATGTACTTAGAAAACGCGCCCCACGCTTCTTTCTTGACTTTTGACTTAGTTATTGTTTTCTTTTTAGTCGGCTTTTTTGGCATGTCTTATGGCAATTTCAATCACCGAAAGGCGTTTTTCTACCTCAATTATACGATCTTCTAATAGGTCGTTCTTGCTAGGTAATTCGAAGTTCAGGTAGTCGCCGTTTTTGTCTACCTTAACGGTAACTTCCATCCCGGGCTTCCAATCGACCATCTTTTCTTGTTTCTTATATTTAAGGTCGAGTTCCTTATCTATGTAACAAGACATCTTCCTTCCGTCTTCGGCCATAATTATGACCATGTTATATCCCCTTCCGGTCTTACTTGTGCCGGATTTGGTTTCTATCGTTGCGATTTTTATCTTTTCTATCATGGGTTCCCTTCAGAATTAAATAATAAAGGCGGTGTTCGTGCTTTTTTATTTGTGTGTTCTTTACGGCAGTAAGATCTGGGGTTGCACGCATAGTCCTGGAAGGTTTTTCCGCAGAACTTACATTTGTAGTTAATCTTCATAATATCCCATCTTAATTAAGCTACTTCTATTCTTCCACTCGTACAGGTTCTTGGCCGATAAAAACGGTTCCAACTCGTACACGAATTCCTTATAAGTAAACGTGCCGTCCTCCGCTAAAGCCAAGCCGAACATCCCCGCCACTTCCGTGCCACACTCGGACAGTGCGTTCTTATAGGCACTTAGTTGGAGTTGTATTTCTTGAAAAAGTCTACCATCCTTTTGGGTCTTGACGTCTATTAAGTACTGTTTTCCACCGACGTCTACCAACATATCTAGTGTTCCGGCATATTGGTACTTTTTGCTTATTACTGTCCTTTCGTGTTCTATTACCTTGGGGTTATGGCTATTAATCCATGATTGAAAAGCGCGAGCGTACCCGCCGTAAATACCTCCTTGGCCTCTAACCTCGCCTATGTTTTCGTAAGCTTCTACAAGGTCGTGGATTGCAGATCCCCTGCCCATAGCTTTTTGTGACACGTCCTTACGGGCGGATATGGCTTCCTCCCTCGATATTTCGGGGTTTAGTATAACGGCATCGTAGGTTTCCCCACAAGCCCAATACAGCAAGGCGGCGCTCTTGTCTATTATGCCCAGTATTGTAGTTACCGAAATATATGGCTTTTTTTCTACCCAATACATCCCGGCGCGTTTTGTGTGTTTTTCGTTCATATTATTTATACCTTCTTACTAAATTATATTTTTGAACTATCTCAAACCACTCTTCCTCGGTGAAGATATCGCTTTTAAGGCGGTTACACATAAAACAAGCTAAAACTAGGTTTCCCGGCCTATAACCACCCCTAGCATCTTTCCTATCTATTTTGGTGTCAAACTTATCCTTAAACTCCCTACCGCAGTAGTGGCATGTCTTTGGTTGGGCTGAATACCAATCAACAAAATCTTCGGCACTTATTTCAAAATCTATTCCTTTCCCCTTGCAGGTCGCTTTTTTACTAGCGTACTTCACCTTAATTGGGTTTCGTTTTCTATATTCGTTGTTTGCTTTTCTCATCTTTTCTTTGTCCCTTAGTCTTTTAGTCATGTTGCCATTCCCCAGCTGGAGCTTAGGAATGGCCTCCAGCTAGGGTTTCCTTTCGTTAGAAGTTCTTTGTTAGAACCCCCATAAAGTTCACGGAATAATCGCACACTTGTAAGCCTTGTACGCCTTTGTTATATAGGCATATCGCTTCTACGAGGTCGTTTCCGTTCATACTTAACCTTTCTTCGAGCCAATCGTTGACCTTTTCGGTCACTTGCTCGAACGTATCGTAGCACTTGTTCTCGAAACTATTTTGCCTGTAGCCGTATCCGTTGAACTTTCCGCTTTCCTTACAAAAGTCGTTTTTCCCGGATGTACTTTCAAGAAAATAGATCGTCTTTAGTGCCGGACTTAGGTGGTACTGCTCTATGACCTCGATGTCCGTTTTAGGTTTGTTTTCAGCGTTCACTTGTTCAACAGTCAGTTCTTTTTTGGTTTCCCTAACAAAACCTATCCATCTAGTCGGAAATTGCCACTCATGTCCAGCTCTCCAGCCATGGTACCCTTCGGCACCGTAAGCTACACCAATAGCAACTAACGTTAAAACAGATAACAATCGAAACATCTTTCTTTTAAACGTAGTCTTTTCTTTCTTAACCCTTTTCTTTCTTTCGGGTTTTACAAAATCGGCTACGTCTATTTGTTTAAGTTCGTTCATGAATTATCACCACCTTCCGATTCTTTCCATGTATCATAAGCTTGTTGTTCCAAGACTTCTTGCTTTATATGATCACAGGTAGCGCAGTAGCCGGTTTCTTGCATAAAAGCAACCTCCACAGGATCTACCGGGGCTTTACCACAGCTACAGCGGTGTTCGTATAGAACCCACATCTTTGAGATATTATCAGAGTATCTTTTAAGGGAATCGGCAAAAGATTGTACCGTATCGGCAAGTTCGTGCTTTCCTTGGCTACGGTAAATATGTACGAGTTTGGCGGTAGTATTAGTCATCTTGGGCTTTCCTAATTTCATACTAAGGGTATTCTACACCCTAGTTACTTGTTTGTCAATACCCCTAATAACCGTTGGTAGAACGCTTCCGTTGCAACCCTTTTACCCGATCTAAGCAGGGATATGTACGAGTGGTCACACCCTACAAGCCGGGCTATTTCGTATGCTGACATCTTGTTATCAAGTATGTCTGATTCAAATATTGTTTCTTTGCGGTATTTCATATCTTTTTAAAACTATCTAGCTTATAAATACGCCGGGGTTTTTCTCCGTGAGTGTCGAAATATTCCCCTTCTTCTAACACAGAAAGCAGTTGATAAAAGATTTCGTCCGTTTCTTTATCAAAAATATATAAGTAACACTTGATACCTGTTTCCTTTTCAAACTGTAACCTGCGGGCAACTTGCCATCTAGGAAGTCCGTGACCGTCAAAGGGTGGTGATAAAAACCGGGCTTGGTGTTTACACTCAAACAAACACCACTCCCCATCTTTCTTTCCTATAGTATCGGGTTGAAATACTTCCCACCCATCGTCTTTTAAGAGTTTTAAAAGCTTTTGTTCACCTTCTATCCCTTCTATTTGTATTCCCATCAGACCTCGTTCCCCCACGATGACCAACCTTCCCTAGTATTTCTAGCAAAAAGTTCCACCTTACTTCCTAAGGTTCTGTCTTCAATATATTGATACATAATATCCGGTTTTTTGGAGTGTTCCCGTTTGGCTTCCGTAAAGACTGTGGGGATATAATCACCTTCCTGCTTAATAACCTTGCTTAAGATACCTTTATACCCTACAAGTAAAAGTTCGGTTCTTCGGTGGAACCCGTTGGAACTCCAACCCCCCACCTTGTCCCACGTTATTGTTATGTGGTACTTAAACCCCCAAAATTCCAACAAACGCAAGGCTTCGGGAAGGGTACTTAACGTAGACCAAAGAAACAAAACACAGTCTTCCGCCGAGATGCTTTTTACGTCTAGTTCCATAAGCTGTTGTTCGGTCATGGTTGGGTACTTATCTTCTAGAGGACTTTCCCACTTTTCCAAAACAAACGAACCTATATCCCACGGAGGATCCGCATAAATAACGTTATATTTACCTTCTATTAGTGGCAACGCTTGCGGGGTTTCTTTTTGTGCGGGTAGGTATTTTGTAACGAGTTTGTTCCATGTGATATTTTTTCCTTCCGGGATATCGTTTATATTGGGGTATTTTTCGTGAAGTTGTACCGCCCTGTAAACATCCCGATGCCCTACCCCGATGTTCTTTGACAGGTCTGTCAGGGAACTTTCGTTTCCTTTAGCGTATTTTTTGAAATTTTCATCTTCCCGGATTCTTTGCCCAAGTTCCCAATAACCCTGAACCAGCGCCCACCTAGATGTAAAAACCGCTTCCGTAACTATTGCCTTGCAGTCTTCCACTAAAAGGTCGTACCACTCCTGAATTTTCGCTAAATCCCTCATCTTTTCCTCCCGACCCGGGTTTCAATCATATTCATCCCGAACACCCACGCACCAAAAGCTATCCAATCTTCAAAAAGCTTTATTCTAATTGCCGTCCAAAGGCTTATATTTTTAATATTTCCCTTTCCACATACTCAAGGATCCAATCAACGCGTTGGAACCCCTTTCTTGTTCGCCCATTTTTTTTCAAAGAAATACGTTCGTAATCTTTTAAGATTTTATAAAGTTTATGTAAACAAAGTGGGTCTATTTGGCTCATATACACTTCCGTCGAATATTTTTAATACGTCGTCAGTGTACACCTTGTCGTCCGTCTTGTCAACGCCCGATTTAAAATACCGTTCGGAATACTGCTTCATAAGGGAGCCTAATTGTTCCGGCGTACATCTTCCGATCATCTTTTGTATTTTCCTAAAATCTGACTGTTGCTCGGTCATACGTCCTTTCTACCTATTCGGTTACAGGTGGGTTAGTACCTCGTTTAAGATACCTAATTATTTACGGCGGTTTCCGTTTTTTCCCGGTACCGTATCAGTCAACCTATCAGTTCGTGTGTCTTTAACTCGCACGAAGGGACACGACTTGTTTGACGTGAGTGGCTGTGTCCTTTAGTTCTACTTTGTTGGGTCTTCGTCTATTCGGTTACAGTTCGGTGTAGTGTGGTTACTTTTTTTGAGTGCCGACCACTTTCAACCTCCGCACTTACAAAACTAGCCCCCCAACCGAAGTCAGGGAGCTAGTTCTGTCCACCACGTTATCACTCAAGTTGACAAGGTGATAGTCGTTCGCTATAATATATATAGTTTTTTTCATCAAAGACTAATATACGCGCCGACGTTAAACGTGTCAAGAAGAATCCGCTTTCGGGCGGATTTACTTGTTATTAAAGGAAAAATACAGCCCGCAGAAGAATCCGCAGGCCGGGATGCTATACAATTGAAAGTAGCCTAGCGAAGAAGTCGTTAGACGTGCTAGTGACTCTGTATAACTGTCCAAACTTATTATTTCAAATTTCGGGGGTAAATCAATATGCTAATACATGACTTACCCCCTTTTTACTAAAAATCCAGTTTCACGGGAACATAGAAAGGTATCCACTCAGTCTTGATTCCCAAAAGCCCCGAAGCGTCCGTCCTCACTTCGCAGATGAGCCCACCCATATCAGGTGATAAACCCAGGCGCGTGAGAAAAGGAGTTTGGCTTTGGAATGCCCCCATGGAAAACGCTTCAATATTCCTATAGTGTGGGATGTGACATTGAGTGTGCCAGTGACCGACAAACAGTGCGTGCGGCTTCACTTCTGGGGAAAATTGCTCACAGATTTTTTGCAACTTGTAGGACCTTGCGTATGCAACGCCCCCCGCAGAATGCATTAGAGCAATTTTTAATCCCGCCAAGTGAATAAAAGCAAGATAATCTCCGAGGTATTCCATGTCCTCGCGTTCTTCGCAGATGGCTTTGACTATGTTGTAGCCATCCGTTTTCCAGAAGCTTTCGTCATGGTTCCCAAGAATTACTTTGGTTTTGATGCCTTCAATCTTGGGATAGTTTGCAACGACATACTCCCGTTGAGCATCTGCTCCGTGGAGGAATAATTCATACTCTTGGCCTTTGTAGACCTTGGAACCATCCACGAGGTCGCCGCAGTGCAGGACAAGTTCAATTCCACGTTTCTTACACAGCTTGTAGAAGCTGTGAAGGTGTGTGAGTTGCTGATATTTGGAACCGATTTGGGTGCAGGAAATAACTGCGAATTGATAGGTATTTCCCTTCAGCTTGGTCAGGTCGAACTTAAAAGTTTTTCCCGACACCGCAGGAGGGACTTTCGATACGAAATATCCTCTTGTTTTTAACTCTTCAATTAGTTGGGCATTCGTTAACTTCTCCATGACATCTCCGCTATAGTACTGTGTAGTGAGTCGCAACGAGTGTGTATTTCACACAGTTTAGGTATTCGTCTTGGTGCATATTTGCCAAGGCCCTATCCTGTGCAGACTGCAGACAGGTCGAGACACCGTAGAAGAAATAAATTTCTTCCCCTAACATAACTTCGAGCGTAACTGCGAAAACCACAATATTACCCACCTCTCCTCCTTATTGGTTCGCACTCCTCATAACACACACGGCAGAAAACTCCCACCTAGTTAAATCAACGCCTTTGGAACGGGCGTAATTTATTAACCCTATGGAATTTTCTACATCCCATGCGTCGGCTTCGGCGTCTTCTGCAGTAAAATGCTTTATAACGCCGTCAACGTGGCACTCTTCATTACCGCACACAAATACCATTCTCCACCAATACACTTCACACCTCCTGTGTTGTCAACGTACCTTTCCTAAACTACTTCCTCTTATTTGAGGGTTTCATCGTCTTTTTTTTCTTTGTCTTTTCCATCTCTCTTGTCATCATTCTTGTCATCTTCTTATTCATCATAGAAAATTCTCCTTTAAATAATTACTTTATGGCGTTAATACGAGTCTTTATTTGAACAACGAAAACAAGTAACAAGTTCGCGACGGATACTTTCGCGAATGTTATAAGGTCTAAAGATTTGGTTCCTAAAAGTGCAGACGATAACTCGTTTAAAAGCCCCGCACCGATTAGATAGGTCGATACTTTTATCTCCTTGGGGAGTTTTCCCCACAATTCTTTGATTTTTTCAAGCATTAATTACCACCTCCCCATCTTCTAAACATTTCATTAAACAACGCTCTAGTTTCGTAGATAAACTTCCCGTCCTTTTTGGCGTTAAGTGGGGTTACGTTTTCGGAAAGTGCTTTTTCTAAGGTTATTATTCTGGCGTTTGCTGTTTCTAAGTTCTCTGTGGAGGTTGTAAGTAATTTTTCCGCGTCCTTTGCTACTTTTTTCCATCTATCCCTCGAGTCTCGCACCCCATCTAGCTCTATGTTTAAAGCGTCTACGAGGTCCGTACACGCATTTTTTTCTCCAAGAGCAATAAGTAGGCCGTCGGAGATAGCACTCGCCACCCTACCCATCTCGTTGTGGAGGATTTCGTAGTCCCTAGGCTTTCTATTTCCAACTCCGCACTCGATTATGACGCAGGGAGTTTTAGGTGTTAGAGACGACCACATGTAATAACCTCTCGTGTTGGCGTTAGAGCGTTTAGGCATGTTTTTTATCCCCGTTCTATCGAAATAGGTCTCCGCGAGTACTGCAGCCATTCGTTGGGATTCTTTTGTTGCTAAATCCATTGTTGGGTCGGCAAAGTCCACAAATCCACCGGAATCGTTGTAAATATCAGCATCGTAATGAACTGCTAAAAAGATGTCCCAATCGGTCTCTACTACCTTTGGATCTTCGTTGGCCTTTGAACCCGTTTGATAAACCACCACCCCCGCGTTTTCGAGGAGCTTAGCTATCATAGGAACTATAGTTGTTGTCCACCTTTGTTCCCCGGGGGCACCTGTAGCTCCGGAAGTGATACCCCCGTGTCCTGCCTGAAGTACTATTTGTTTCATTTCTTAACCTCCAGTTTCTTGCCATCATCTCGAACCGACTCGAGACGAAACGCACGAATAGAGATAAACAACGGAATTAAGAAAACGGGTAGTGCTGTAGTAAGGTAAACGTGCGCCTCTGCATTTGTCATAAGTGCGAACGGTATAAAGGATTGGTATATCATATCTAAACCTAGAAAAAGAAAGAAATAAGATAGTATGGAAATAATCTTAGTCGGTTTAAACTTGAAATACCCGTAGCGGTATAAGAAAAACGTTGCTAAGGATTCTACGCCGACTAGCAGAAAAATAGGGATACGAAGAAGGGTTGCGTAGTACAGAATAGTTAGGAGCATACTATTTACCCAAAAAGGGCAAGAATTCTAATACCCTTCCCGCACCCGCCAGTACGATTAGGGCCGATACTACGGCCACGATCACCCACTGCAATATTGATACAACGGACTTATTGGAAGAAATTAAATTCTTTATAGCCATATAATTGTCTCCTTCTTTTGTTGCGTGCAGGACGTTAAAATCATTAATATTTTGGAGAGCGTTTTTTACCCCCTCAAAGGCCTGTATATTTCGTTCTTGTTGGTCTAGTATTATTTTAAACAACTCGTCTTTATTATTCATTTATAGAAACCCAAAGAAACCGCCACCAGGATTGTGTATAAGTATTACCTCGGCCTGAGTCAGTGCCCTACTAAAAATAGCTACATCGTCGACATTACCGTTGAAATAATAGGTCGCGGAGGAACCCCGTCCAATAATCCTCGCACCCGCACTTGTTCCCATATTTCCTGTCGTATTTTGTGACGCAACTAGAATGCTGTTCACATAAATCTTTTCCTGCGATCCATTATAGGTATAAATAACAGAGTTATAAAAATTAGAAATTACAACACCGGCAGAACTCGCAAAGGAGCCATCTACGCCGTTAATATTAAATTGAGCTAAAACACTCCCGTTATCGTTTATGAGCAAACGACTTCTCGTGGCGTCTCTTTGATCGTGCCAAAGCCCTCCATAACCCCCCCCATGTGCCCCCAACGGCATGCAGTGCGCAACAAAGGAGAAACCGTTTGTGAAATTCGGCACTGCTGTACCGACAGAAATGAAACTAGAAGTTCCGTTAAAACCGGCGCCCTGGTTGAACTTGCCTTTTACCGCACCGTAGGTAATGCCTGTGTCGGTACCGTTGTTTGATCCCTTGCTGTCATTGCTATTGCCTTCCATTTTCCAATAGGAAACGATGTTTGCGTCATTGAATAAAGGAAGGTTTACCAATTCCGCCATTTATATGCTCCCAATACAATCCCAAACAGTGTTCGCGTTATTACGTTGAAATAGTACGCGCAACATAGTAGACACTGTGGTGGTAGCCGGCAGAGCCACTGTAGTTGCGGAAAAAGATGCGCCCCATGTTATGGCCCGCGCCGTACCGTTGTCCGTTATCTGAACTTCGATCATGTCCCCAGCGACCGGTGTTCCCGTTAGATTTGTTGTCATAGAAGTTATAGCCTGGGCGAGTCCCGTTATCTGGAAAATATCCCCGCTGTCTGTATTTATAGTAGGTGTGGCACTTTGGGTAGTTACCACAACACGTTTGGATATACGTTTGTTGGTAAATGTTTGTGTGTGGTCTTTAAATACAAATTCGTCATTTCCTGTCAAAAGTGGTAACGCTACTGTTCTATCAGCGGCAAGTTCGCAGACAGAAAGTATGTATTGATGATCCGAGGAAGTATCGTTAATTTGAGGAAGTGTTAATACAGAGCCGGATTTATGCGTTCCATCTTGATTGTGCGCGACAAGTAACCCATCTATCAGATCATTCCACCCAACGTTAGTTATCAGTATTTCGACCACAGCGCCTGCTAAATGTGCCTGCGCGGTTCCCTCTGCGCCGCGTGTGGCAGTCACGAGGTTAGAACCACTAACTACACCCACAACAGTTTCCTCAAGTGACGGAGTTTTAGTTCCCGCAGAATCCACACGGTCGATTACTGCAACCACTGCGGTGTCGGTGGGAAGCCCTGTAGCCGAGGAGAGTGGGATGGTAGTAACTACTGCGTCCGAGACCCCTCCCGAGCCTATCTGTCCAACCCATTTCCTAGCTCCTTTTTTAAATAAATCCGTTGAGCTTGCAGCTATTTTACTATCCTCTTTTCCGCGTTTAATTTATTATGACCCCAGCCCCTAACGCCCGACGGCACGGGTCTACCAAAAGTAATTCCATAGTGGCACTTAGCGCACAATGTTCTACAGTTGTCCATATTGAATCGTAACTCGACATATTCCGACCAAGACTGAATATGATCGACTTGCAAATCAACACCTCGCGCCCCGCACATCTGGCATGTGTAGTCGTCTCGTTCGAACACCCCTCTTTGTATAGTTCTCTGAAACCTAACCCTTTCGAGCCTGTCTTTAGATTGTATCCCGCCCCTCCGCGCCGGATTCTTTTCCCCCGCTAACTTTCCCCTCAAACTTTGGCTAAGTTTCCTTTTTGTTTCCTCGGACATGCGCTTTCCTTTATTCCACGGTATGTGTCCCAACGCACTCTTATTGCCGATATTATCGCCTTTCTTAAACCTTGTTCTCCCGGTGTTCTTACACCCTTCGGGTACAGATGTTCTTCCAACTGCTTTCTGTGCGATACTTAGGTTCCTCAACCCTTGCGGCGTTCTTTTATAAATTCCCTTAGGCATAGTAAACAAAAAAAAGACCAATCACCCCAAGGTTCTTGGTCTGTCTAACCGCTCATGTTAGCAAAGATATTGTAATTTTATAACCTCCGTACATAATTGTCAATTTTACGTCCAACTAGATGGCAGTCTACGTCTAACCAAAGTGCCCTTAGATTGAAGAGATAGTATGGTAAAATCCGTGTCCGCCGTGCTGGAAGAAACCTTGTACTGAATGTTGTACACCTTAGCTCTTTTTCTGATAGCCTTTTTAGTTGTGGCCTGTGTAAATGTCGATGGTGCGTCCACAAGAATTATTGCCCAACTCCCCGCCCCCCCCGAAGTGTTTGTCTGCGTTTCAGAGAAATGATTCTCACCAAATAAATCGGTACCAATACCTGTGTTAGATCCAAAATCGGTTATGGTCGCTGTAGCGATTGTACTGAAACTGTTGGACTTGCCAATTCCCAATACTTGAAAGTTTATAGCTCCGCGCGGGTTTCCAAGCTCCAGAACAGTCTCTTTTAGATTCAAAATATCGGTTTTTACCTTGGACACCGGGATAAGCGGAGATAAATATGTTTGTGTAAAAGCAGCTCCAAAATCGTTAAGTATGTTTTCTGAGATCTCTACCAATCGAGTTCCGGTCGTGGGAATACACAAAAACTTCGTATCCTTCGATACTGTAGTATATTCAAGGAACTGTTTAACACCAAACGACCAATCAACCGACCAGTTTGCTCTTTCGTCGTCCCACACGATAACCCGGTCATTCCCTGAACTCGATGTGGGAACCGATATAAAAACCTTAGCATCGTAATAATACGAACAAACAGTGTTCATTTTAGCTCCAGACAAGCTCCTCCAGTAGGGACGAATGTTTTGAGACTTTTCATTTGTTCGCAGGATACCGTAATAATTCTTTTCGCTACCTAAATCAAACCAACCCTTCCTGTTTGGGAAGGCTAGATTATTCGGGGTAGCAACAACCCCCAGTGCTGACTCAGTACCAAACGACCCCACCACCTTTGTTGCGGACGGCACCGAAAAAGATGTACTCCCAACAGTAGCACTTGTGATGGTTATCTGCCAGACGGCTCCCCTGCCGTCGGGAGTTCTCGATAAAACCGTGGCTCTACCCTCACCGGTACCACTCTGGTAGTGTTTTACTGCAACAGGAATCTCGCGCCCACCCTTTTCCAGATTAATCCAACCGCCGCCATAAAAATCAGAGAAGTTTCCAATAAAAGAACCCGTCCCCGAGAAATATACCTTGTACATGTCCGCTGTGTTGTTGGTTGCCCAAACTCTATTACCCGACAGAACCATGGAGATAAATTTTGGTGCTCCGGTAGTATTGGCATCAGGAACCTCTATATAAACATTCAGGTCGTTTGTGCCGTCATCGGTAAAGTTTGTTACATCGCTGTTCCCTAGGAGTACCTCATAACCGGATTGATCTGAGAGATATATCTGATATCGGGTAGCGCCAGATGACGCCGTCCAAGACCATGTTAATTTATCCGTTCCCGCGACCCAACTATCTCTGGTCTTATTGACCGTGATCGAGGCTTCGGTAGATCCCACAGTTTCACCCACGCTGTTAAGCGCAGTAACCTGAGCGTAATATGTATAAATACCGCTAGTAAGCCCCGAGGCGACCCGAGATGCTGTCAGATTGGTTGGGGCTGATATTTCTGTGTACGTGGTTAAAACCGACCCATCATACCTGGTCAGTGAGTCCGTTCCGTTGGCAATATACAAATATCCGGCGATTTGCATGAAGTAACACTGTATTCCTGCGGTAAAACTTGCGCCCGTTATTGCGGTGAGAGTCCCCCCATCAGTAGATTTATAAGCAGTGCCGTTACTGATAGTAATTAGTTCCGTGGTTCCGTCGGATTTCACATACTCGGCCGCACCATCGATTGTTGCGGGGTGGGATGCACCGTAGTAATTTCTACCCCAGCGTGTTTTCCACAAACCGTCCTGTACCTGCATGAGGTTGGTGCTTTGAACCGCAAATTTCGGACTCATTCGCGCCTCCTGCACCAAAGAGGAGTTACCCCCGGAAAAATCATCGATTCCGATGGTTATTTCTTTTTGTCCGCCGTTTCCACGACCTGTAAAACGCATTTAAACACCAAACCCGTCATCTGCGGGACTAAATTCTGTACTGTCCTGCAACCATGCGGGAGCGACGTTCCGCGTTCGCATGCCCTCTAGTTTCTGCGTAGCTATTCCAAGGGCAGATGTATCCCCCTCGTCTTTTTTAAGCTCTGATAGAACATAATAAACTGCGAACATGGGGTCGGCCATCTCAAACACGGATGCCCCCGCGGTTAGTTTGGTAGCGTTCTTGTAGTAATTATAGGAAATAGTGTAATTTGCGGGAAAAGTGCTAGAAAGATTCGGATTAAATTCCAGAGTTGGCGAACCGTCTAGGAGGAAATAGCACCAGTGGGATGTATCATTCTCCAAAGTCTGTGCCTTTTCTTGGGATATTACCTTATATGCGACTTTATTCGTCCCAGAACCCAGCCACACATAACCACTAGCAGGAAACTTAAAATCTGTTGGGCACGCATAAGACGTATCTTCCGCGGACGTAGTTTTATCCCCCGTCGCAGCATCGGCCAACTTAACAAACAACTCCTTCCACAACACACCCTCCTCGTTTTCCCAGATATTGACGGCAACATTCAAGAGTGACAACCAAACAGTAAAATCCTCATCTCCGGATGATGGTGCCGATGAGTCAGATTCATAAAGACTGTTTATATATGTAATTGCGTCAGAGACGGTATCAATGACTTTTGCCAATTTAACAAACCATCCTTTCTACTTGTGTCCTTGTTCCACGGGCTGTTGCCCTTCTGGAAAGCACTTTTAGGCACAAGACCTGTTTTTATCCCCTTATTCCACGGAACGTGACCTTTTTTGCACATATAAATAAAAAAAGACGAGCCTTGTGCCCGTCTGACCTACCATCCTTGTAGGTAAAGATTAGATAAATTATATATTTTTAAACAAGCTTTGTCAAACCACCCGCCAACGTATTAATAAATTTAACAGGTTTGGGCTGTGCGTACTTTTTGACCTTAAACCCC